GGTTGCCCTATCCCGTTTGATGACGCAGTATGCTCTGCGACCGAATCTTCATCGGCATTTTGATACAAGCAGTCCCCGTTCGCGGCGGCACTGGCCCACATTACAGTGGGTGACCAGGTTTAACCGGGTGGCGAATCAGGATGCAGGGAGAGGAGGTTAGGAGTTGCGGAAGGCGGGAGAAAGACCTATTGTGCTGGCCAGCAGCCTAGTATCTGGTGAAAAGATAGACTTCTCGTCTATATAAAATAAAGAGAATGGATAGCCCCATATCAAGGCCGCTAAGCCGTGTCGAGAGACACTGATGCTTAGGATAAACAAAAAGCGAATCGAAATCAACTCACTCGACTAAGACAATGATGGCACACAACGAGTATAAACAAAGAGAAAACGCCGTCAATTTCCATTCCGTGCTAAAACCTAGTCTCGGGGCCTACGCTCCGCGGGAGAGTGGCGACCAAGTTTCTGTGTTAACGGGAACCGCCTGCCCACCCATGACGGATGGGGCGACCCCCTTGGAATCTAGCGGATCGGATTGGATAACATCCCACGTCGAGGATGTAAAATTAGTCGACATGCAGTATTCAGCTGCCATCAAGAACAAATTAAATGAAAGCTACGTTTTGGAAGGTATCGTAGAACCTGACGCCGTTTCAAACGACAAGGCCAAGGCCCTCAAAGCTAACCCGTATGCGGTGCTTCACGATGAGGGTGATGGGCAGTGTCGTCTCGGCGAGCGGCTACGCGCTCGTGCAAAGAAATTAGTGAAATGGTACGAGGAGTTGGGTATGACTCGTCTAGCGAAAGAAATACCCCAGCAAATAAAATGCGGAGAGCTTCGTAGCGCCGTGAGACAATGCTTCGTCGAGAAACTTAGCCCTATCGACGAACTGAGCTTTAAAACAATTCAGAAACTCGAGAAATCTTGTTGCAAAGAATGTGAACCTCGCTTCTTGGAGAAGCTCAGTCAATGGAAAGAAGCTAGATTCCAACCAGTCGCTGTCGATGTTGAGCACTTGGGCCGCTTCAAAAAAGCCCTCGCGCAAAATATTGAAAAGGGATGGGATCGACAACGTGCACCCTTTATTCCAAACGGAAACGCTACCCGGCGATACCGCAGGAAGGAGGGAGGTAATTGGAACGTGGAAGAATTTAGCGATGAGTGTCGCTACGAGTTGGTGTTTTCCTCGGGTAAACCAAGAGTAGTTACGTTATACTCTTCCGAGAACACACGCCGGCTCGCTCCGTTGCATTATTCGTTATACGACATGTTGAAAAGGCGAGGGTGGCTGTTGGTAGGTGAACCGACCGACCAGCACGTTTCACGCCTTACAGGCGCTGCATTTTTGAGCTTTGACTACTCTTCCGCTACGGATAACATTAAGCGGGAGTACGTGAATGCAGCAGTTGAGGTATTGGAAGAACAAGCGGACCATCTGGAGGACGAAGAGATCGAAGCACTTCGTGTGCTCTCCAATCTGAAGATTGATGGTATGGAGACGTTTTCAGGGCAGCCCATGGGCTCTGTGATGTCTTTTCCCTTACTTTGCGTGATCAACAAGACCGTAGTTGACATGGCATTGTCCGCGATGTTAGACAGGAAGGAGATTAGTTTTAAGGAATGGAGTGGGCACCCCCTTTTGGTTAACGGGGATGACCTGCTTACCCGCGAAGTTCGGGCTACCACTGATCTCCGTGGCGAAGTGGTGAGGCAAGGGAGTGAAGTCGGACTCGTCGTTAACCAAGAGAAAACCATGGTCTCTGAACGCGATGGAGAAATTAATTCGACTTACTTCCAAGACGGCCACAAGCTACGAAAATTTAACGCATCGTCACTGTGGATGGATGCTGGTGTAGAGGACGTCCTCGGTTTCGCTTCACAAGCGACCCCGGACGCGAAGACGTTTCGAAAGGTGGTCAGGCGCAATTTGCGGACCCTGTCTAAACAACAGGATAAACATCTTGCTGAGATTCCTTATTCCCTCGTCGCTGTTTGCCGTAAAGACAAGAAAATTAGAGCAGCGATCACCAGCTTGCCAACGCGTGTTGCACCGATCAAAAATGGCGTTATTACTATGGATCTTCGTCCAGAAAATTACGGTATGAGTAGAGATGAGGAACACGCGGCAATGAGAGAAGAGATCGAAAGGGTTAGGGAGCGAGGAATTGCTAGGGGCAACGAAAGGAGTCCCAAGTTTAGTACTGGCGTTATACCTGCCGCTAGGTCTTTTAACTCTGTCAGAAAACAGACGAACAAAGCCGGTCCTGAGATTATCCCGGCGTGTTATGTTCGTAGTTTCGTCAACAAAATCAAAGATGAGGGTGTTTTGAGGGAGGTGGCTCCTCTCGATTTGTCGTTGCCCCCGGGCGATGGCAGTCAGGTAACGAGATTGCTTGACAACATCCGCGCGTTTAAACTCACGCGAAATGGCAGTGCATCCCCAGGAACAATTGACGCTACGGCAGATTTTGTGAGTTTGTGCTGTTGAAAGTATGAGAAATGAAAGGTAGCAGTGTCCCGGGCTACGGCCGTGTGGGGCGCCCCCTCCGGGGGGGCTATTAAGTAAGTACCCTAGCTTTCAAAGCAAACCGAGTTAATTCCTCTCGGGCCTTCGGGC